TTCAATGGAGTAAGTTCAGGTGTATCTTTACTACATTTTTTTAAATATTTATCTATTGAATTTAATATATTTAATATTTTAAGTAATGGATTTCTTACAATAGATGTTGCTAAACTTATTGAATCAATAGTTGATTTAGTATTAGTTATTTTAGGTGTAATTTGATCTTGAAGATCTCCAATTGTATTTAAAGTAACCAATAATGCATTTGCAGGATTAGGAACAGTAGGAGGCGGAGTTGGAATAAACGGAATAGCAATTTGAGTAACTTTTTTAGCTGTATCTAATGTACTTAAAGTTACATCTAATGGAACAATAATATCTTTTAAAACATCTACTGTTTTAGCAAATAAATCAATTGTATTAACTATATTATTTAATTTATCTACTATTTGATTTCTTGTATTTAATATTTTATTAATTTCATTTTCTGGGAGGCAAGAATCAGGAAATTGTTCAGCTGCTGTTCCTATAGCTTTAATACCTGCAGTAGTTGCTAATCCTATTACTATTGGTATTAATATTTTTTTAACTTCTTCACCTTTTTGAGCTATTAAAATAGCAAATTTATCTTTACCTTTTAATTTAAGATCTTGGGGCGTATTATCTTCTATACTTTTACTGTCAGTTTGTTGAGTATTAACAATTTCTTGTTGGGTATTTCTTTGAGTATTTTCTTTTTCTCGAATATCGTTTACCTGTTGAGGAGTAAGATTAACATTTATCATTATACTGTGTAATTAGAATTAGATGTTAAGTATCCTTTATTTATAGTATCTTTTATATTTTCTAACATTCCTTTAATCTGAACAGCTGATTGATTTAATGTAGGTAAAGTTGCTGGTGAATTAGGAGATGTAGGTGAGGTAGTTGCTGTTTGCATTATAGTAAAGAAAACATCTAAAGTGTTAATTAGATCTTTTAATAAAGTCACGGTTTGATTTCCTAACATTAATGGCTCAGTTGCTTTATTAGAACCTAAATATATTTTATTTGATTGTATTATAAAATCTTTTGTGTCTATATTAACTGATTCTTGTGAATTTAAGTTAATAGATTTAGCTGAAGATAATAATATATGGTCTGTTCCTGAGTTGAATATTAGTCGACCTGAATTAAGTATTATTTGTTTTCCTGCGAATTTATTAGGAGCGTCAGGTACATTATCTTTATAAGATACATAATTAGTACTGGCTACTTTTAATGGTACTTTTTGAGTACTAGTTAAATATATAGATGAATCATCATTATTGATATTTTCAGTAATAGGTATCCAACCTTCCTCAGTTCGTTCACCTTGTCCATTTCTAAGAATAGTAATTGGATCTCCATTTATTCCAGCTTCTGACCAATTATTAGTAATAGTAGGACTAGGTGAGCCTCCTACTGTACTTCCAAAACGTATTGAATTTCCCCATCTACCTTCATGAATAACATCTCCTTCAAAAGGTAACAATGGATGTATATTTGATCTTTCATAAAATGTTTTACCTAAAAATATTTCAGTAGATTGATCTGTAACTCGTCTAACACTACCTACTTGAGTTTGAGTATAATCTTTATTTTGTTCCGGGGTAGGAGTATTTGGAGTTGTTGGATATGCATTATGATGAGGATGATTCCATAATCCTACTATATTAATATAATATGGTCTTTTAGAAACATTTGTTTCTCCTATTTCTGTATTAGGAAGAGAAATTAAATATATTATTTCACTTACTAAAGGATAATTTTTAACATTTGGATTAAGGGGATAGGCAATTGGATATTGTTGATTTATATTTGGATTTTCTACTAATTCATATTCAACTGCTCCTAATGCATTCCATTCTCCTAAGTCTAAAAATTTAGGATGAGTTTCATTTAACACTATACTTATTACTCTTGCGGGGATTATTATTGTTCCAGCTTTAAGAGCTGTACCTATATTAAAACTATTACCTTTACCAGATTGATGATTTTTTATTAATTGACCAAAACTCATTCCTATTCAGGTTTTATATTATCATTCAATTTCTTTACTTCATCTAATAATTGTGTTTTTTCAGCTTCGGAAATAGTAAATCCATCTCCATTTCCGTTATTACTATTAGACACACAACGTTGAATAATGGTAGCCATTTTAATTAATTGTTCATCATTTTTAACACCTATTTCTAAGTATTCCTTAATTAAAGGTACAATTAATGTAGCGTCACCTATATCTGTTACCATAGGTTTCAACTCATTTATTAAAGTTGATATTTGTTTGTCTTTTTTCTTTTGGTTAGTGTAAATTTCTTCAAGTATATCCTTAAATTTTTTATCACTAAATACATTAGAGTCTAATCCTTCCATATTGAGTATTTATTATAAATATAAGAATTATTGAAATTTTATATGTCCATTTTCTAAGTAAAAAATATAATTGGTTTTAAATATTTTATATAAACGATCTGCTATTTTAGTTATTTTAGGAGTTTTAGCGTCTATCATTTCTCGTATGTAAATGTACAATGCCTTTTTATTAAATATATCTAAATGTTCACGTTTTCTAAACAATTCTAATATTGCATCTGCTATTTTAGCATCTTGATCTTTACTAAATAATACTTCTAAATTTTCGGTACAATACTCAATGTATAAATCCATGAATAAAGACATTTTATCTCCATATGATAATTTATCGTTAGGTGAATTATTTTCTTCTATACTATATGAAAATAAATTATCTTCTTCTAAAACAGACACTGGAATAGATATAATTTTTTTATTGTAATTTTTATCGTTATATAATATTAACCAACGTTTAACAATAGTACCGAAGTATGAGTATGCTTTAGATCCTTTAGACGGATCAAATAAGTGTATTTTAGATAGTAAGAATATTATAATTTCATGTTGTAAATCTTCAATATTTTCAACTTCAGTATGATAAAATTTAAATGTATGAATTATATTTTGAGTAAGTTTAAAAAATGCATAGTTTATTCTTTCATCATATATTTTACTTCGTTCTACATAATCTGTACTTAAATTGTAAGCTATTATAGCATCTTCAGTATCTTGAGTAAAGTAATTTTTATTATTAGGTGTAGGTATAGTCATTATTTTATTTTAAAATTATTTAATTCATCTTGTAAGAACTTTAACGTTTTAAAGAAAAATCCTACCTCATCATCTCCCTCAAATGAACCTTTAGCGTCAATTTCTTTTAATTTTTTATCTGCAAACGAAATAGTATTAGACAAGTCTATTATATGTTTTTCATATGATTTAATTATGTCTTCACATGTTTCATTCTTTTTTAAAAGATTATAACTTACATAAGATAATGTAATTACTAGTAGTGATAAAATAATAATTGTTAGTACCATGTTATTTTGTTTTAAAGTAAAAAAGGCTGTGACATAAATCACAACCTTTATTTTTATTTTATTTATTAATTAATCTTTAAAGAAATTTTCCATTACATTTTTTAGACCTTCACTTTTAATGTTGCTTAAAGCTTGAGTTTTAATAGTTGGTTTTTTAGAAACTTTACTTGATTCTAATGTAACATTCTTACTTATGGTAGACAAGTTACTCTTAAATTTAGGCAACCATTCTCTTTCAAATTCAACTTTAGCTGCTAAAAAATCTGCCTGATGAATAATGTGAACTAGTGAAGTTCGTATTTTAGTTTCTGGCGCCCAAGACATAAGATATGGTTTATTTGCTTCATCGTACAGTCCATCATGTAACTTTATAGCTAACCATTCATTTTTAGAATAAGTAATATTGTGAGATGTTAGTAAGTATAAACCACGGTCTGGAACTGACATAAATTCGAGTTTAGTATTGAATGTGTAATCTTCACCTAATTTATCTCTACGCCACTGATCAGTCTGAGGAATATATGATTCATTTTGTTCATCTCCCATTTTACCTAAATCATGATTCATCGCTGAAAATACTAATTCTTCAATAGTATAATTTTTATCTACTCCGAATTCCTCCCACACATCATTAATTTTAAGAGCAGCTTTAATAACACGATTAACATGTTCTACATAGCCACCTGGAAATGCGTTGTGATATTCTTTCTTGTGAGACGCAGGCATCATCATAATACGTTCAGCGTACTTATTATAAAACGCTGTTAATTCACTAGCCCTAGGTTCACTAATATATTCAGTGATAAAGGATAAAAATTCATTCCAATTGTCTTGGATTTGTTCTGCTGTTAATTTCATAACTTTTATTTTTTTAGATTTAAACTCG